TCTATAGATCCTACCGTAAACATCCTAGTTACAGCCGATGCAGAGACGATAGATGTCTTTGATGACTCACCAAGAATAGTTATAAATCTATCAGAGTCATCTGATCGCTCCTCGTACTTATGAACAGCACCCGTTCTATTTACAACGTAAACACCTCTTTTGTCCCCAGACCCACCAACTAACAAGTGGGTATATTCCCAATCATTATCGGATATAGAGTCTATCGACTCCCATTGTTGATTAAGAAAATTGTAAATCAGAAGGGCATTGTTTGTGCTAGAATCATCTAATGGAACAGCAATGTAATACCTGTTATCAAAGTAAGCGGAAACAGCTTTATCAGCATGGTTTTTGTTTATCCTAGAAATGGTTCCTTGTATTGATTCGGACAAAGGAACGTCTTGCCCTCTAAGGTTGTAGAGGTCTATAAAGTCCAAAGCATACACTCCGTTGTCAGATAGAAACATAAGCTTGTTGCCTATCTGCTGTATGCTCTTTCTAGCCAAACACCCTATGTCGCTTGTAATCACTTGGGAAACACTACTACCCAAGCTCAAGCTATTCTTTACCGTGTGTATGCTGTTTCGATTAAATACTACAAGTTGGTCGTCTGAGAAAGAGTGAAAGCCCACAATGAAATCAGACTCGCCAGCATTAAATCTAAATTGTCCGTAAACTCTATCATAGGTATTGTGATCAAGTATATCTGAGAATATAGCCTCGTCTAAGATGTTTCTGTCTGTAATTGTAGCAGACCCAGAGGAGCCAGTGATATCAAACTGATATGGAACTACCAACCTGCGTTGATGTGGCACACCGAACTCAGGAGCTGGCATATGACTAAACCCAAGACCTATAGATATGGCCTTTTCAACAGTTGCAGTTTTATTAGTTGCATCTGCTTTGTCGGTGGCAAATGTAAAAGTTGTTGAGTTGGTAACCTCTCTAACCCTTACGGTGTCCCCGGCAGTATAGCCCGAAGTACCAGCAGTTGTTACCGTAAGAACATCTCCAACCAACAAAGCACTTGTGCTAGAAACTGTAGCTGTTGCTATCCCTGATGCAAAATCAAGATCGGTAATTGATATGGGTGTAGGTTGGGTGAAAGCTCCATTTGAAACCAAAGAAAATGTAGTGGTGCTAATGTCTCCATCCCATTGCAAAGCTATCTTCCCTTTCCTGAAGATAAAAAGCTTATTGAAAGCTTGCACTACATTGGACCCCTCTGGAACAGTTTCCCCGGCTGGGTAAGTTAGAGTAACTGTTGTTGCTCCACTGTCTGAAGTTTTTACCAGTATTGTAGTTTGTGTTCCTACAGCCGCTATGTAAGACGTAGCCGCATTGTTTGGATCGGAGAACTCGCAAGATGCGTGGATAGAACTAGATGTAGAAGAATCTATCTTAGGTCCGGTAACAGTTAATGTCCCTGAAGGAGCGGCATCTAATCCAGTTATTGTAATCTGTATCTGGGTAGTGCTTGAGGCTGTGCAAGAGTGGTTTCCGTTTGGATCGACAGTTCCCGTAGTGCTCAATCCACTTAAGTTTACAATGTCTCCAGTAGTAATCCCATGAACTCCACTAAAGTTAACTGTAAAGGTTTCCGAAGATCTATTGTAACTAGAAACAGATGGAAGACTGTCATGTAATCTAAATGGCAACTTAAAGACAGAAGGACTAAACGGAGTGGAGAATATTTCCATACCCTTTCTTGGTTGCCACTCTCCGTTCAAATCCATACGACCATTGTTAGATTCAGAAAGAGTGCCAGCCTTCAGAAGGTCTGGTCTAAGCTTGTTGTTAAAGCCTAGAAAGCCTTGATCTAAGTCTTCTACAACCCGATCATCAGCTTGTCCGTATGTGTCATATCTAGCCATTTAACAATTCCAAGCTCTCCTACTCCAATAGTTTGCAGACAGTTTATTATTTTTACCTTTAATCCCACTTGATCTAGCGCAATAGCTCTTCTTGCGAGCAGGGTTATTTTTTTTGATGCTCATTTTGGCATCACCAAAACGAACAATTTTTTCTTTGCCGCCCTGACAAGCCTTCACAACAAATTTTTTACCACCGGATACTTGTCGACGTGGCTTGTTGCACTTCATTTTTTTCTTATCTATTGCCACTTCTAACCTTTGCTTTTGGTGTGTTAGCCACAACTGTTTTGCCCTTGGCTCCTGCTCTTTTCTTCTTCTTTGCAGTAGCAGCACGTTCAGCCTTGGTAAGGCTCATTGCCTTTTTTCTAGGCAAGCACCTATCTGGTCTCTTCTTGTTAGGAGAAGTTCCACACTTGCCCTTGATAGATCCATCTGTACCTATCCTTACCCAATTTTGCTTTAGCCACTGTTTAAGTTGAGCCACTAACGTCCTTTCCTTTTCCCTCCCTTAGACTTCTTAGCGTAGTTAGGATCTTTACAATACTTAGAAGCAGCCAAGTTAGCATAAGCAGAAGGATACGTATCAAACGTCCTTCTAGCCCAAGCCTTGCCCTCTGGACAAATCTTACCTCCGCTCTTAGCTTTTTTTCTTGGCATTTTTTTTGCGATTTTTAAGGGCTCTAAAATCAGCACCTGTAATCTTTCTACGAGGTGGTGCAACGGCAGCAATCCGTTTTTGAGCTGGGCTATATTTACTAAAAGGCATTATTTTCCCCTAGACTTTATAGCCTTAGCTTTTGCAGTTTTAGATAATTCACCAAAATGGTATAACCTCTTAGAGGTTTTGCCATGTGTTTTTCCAGAGTGAAGCTGACCATTGGGCATTTTATGCTTATTGCCCTTATGCTCTTTTCCGTCTCGGAAATAATGTTTTGATGACTTAGCCATGACTAATATTTCTTTCCTTTACCTCTGCCTTTGCCTTTTGGTTTTTTGTATCCTGGCATTATCGTCTTCCCTTTCCTTTAGTTTTACCCATTGGGCATTTCTTGCGTTTTCCGTAGTCCATATATATCTCCTATTTAACTTGTGAGCTTCCAAAGTAAAATCCTAGTAGTGCCAGCATCCCTTGCCTAACTTCTGGCAATAATACAAACCCCTCTAAATTTTTCCATTTATCTGCTCCGATTCCTAAAAATTTAAATATACCTATTTTCTGTGCCTCAATAGTTACTGGGATGTCGAAGAATGCCATGACGAAGGGAGCAAATACCACTGAAAACAATATACACATAGCGATGAGCTTGCGTACCCACGCTCCGCTTTCTCCTGATCTTTGTGCTGCTCTATCTGCTGAATCATCTACTATTCCCTGTTTCTGAATCATGGAATGAATGGCATTTGCTTGGATGTTCATTTGCGCTGAAATAAGTTTCATTACAAATCCCGTGACACCGCCTCCAAGCATTGCCACTAGTTCACCACTCATTTTTTCTTTATATCCTTTATAATTTTTACAATAGAAAGACCCATAAATATTATAGTAAACACGGATGCTATTACTGATAATATTTGATTTGTTCCTGCTAAAGCCAATCCAGTGCCTGATCCTAGAACGCCTATAGCCGATCTTTCTATCACTTCTTTCATGATTTTGAGACGATAAGGCGCCCGTTCTTGTCTCTATAAGTTTTGACTGACACGCTCCTACGTGGCGGACCTGGGCCTACCTCGCTTTGATCATATTTCCAAGACACAGAGCTAGATGGCACTACTACACCGCCAGCATTAGACGGAGCTGCTGGAGGATACGTACCAATAGACACTATATTTGTGTAGCCACTCTCGCCAAACTGATTCCAAGCTCTAACGCGATACGACAACACAGCCCCAATAGGTATAACACCATCAACAAACGTTGAAATATCCGTGTTGGTAGCACCTATCACTAACCACTCGCCCTCATTCACTTGCCGCCAAATCTCAAACCCGTCCTCATTGTCTGAGTTGTCCTGCCATTCTAGGCGTAGGTCAGCGGCACGTAAAAAAGTACCAAATAATATAAATAGTAGTAGTTTTTTCAATTTAAAAGAGACCCAGTTTTTTGTCCGTTTGTTTTAATTATTGGAGTGGATACTGAACCCACTGGATTAGCATTTTCGAACTCTAGATAAAAATCTTTGTGGAAAGTGCTTGTTTCGTTGAAAGCAAAAGGTGTGCTGTTAGACGTATTGCCTTGTCCGTAAGAATCGCCA